CAGCAGTGCCGGTGCCGCTTGTTTCTTGAATCGAGAACACTGTGTTCGGATCGTCAATCACGAGAGCCTCAACGACCGAGCCGGTGAGTACGCCGGGGTTGCCGGGCCAGTAGTTCATGAACTTTACGACGCCAGTGCTGTCGGTGTACTTAACACCCCAGAACACGCCAACGCAGGTAGCGCCAGCAACGCCGACACCGAGTGTGCCGTCAGTGAGAATCGTGACAGGATCGCCACGGAAAAGTGCAGTCGCGTAAACGTTTGCAATTTGGTAAGGGTTGGTCGCGCCAGTCCAAGCAGAACCATCAAGTTTTTTGACGGGCTGAAAACCATTAGGCGCATTCGTTCCGTAAGACATACGGTTTCTCCATGCTAAAATGAATGATTCGGCTTTAACCTGCCTGCTAGGTACCGCGATACGTGACGCGACATCGAATCGGCTACCCGCCGGAGGAGTGGCTACGTGACCACTATCGAGGTGCAGGATACGTGACCTGCGTCGAGGTCATCAGAAATAACTCAATTCAACATATGCGTCAACAGCATAAAAAAGGCCCCCACCCAGCCGCCCGGGTGGAGGCAGTTCCCACAGCGCGTGTCAGTGCGCCGTGGCCGGAGGCTAGTCCTTAAACGACGTGACGCGCTCGAACGAGACGCCGCTGTCTTTATCCTCAAAGCGCGGCAGGTTCGGGTCGCTCTGACCAGTCCATGCCACGTCCTGCAGGGTTTCGATGTTCTCCAGATCGCGATCCTCGATACGTTCGTTTACATCCCGTGTCGGGCATTCGCAGAGCATCAGGTCGCCGCGACGGATAACCTGCACTTCGATGCCTTCGTAGCCGGGAAGGGGCGGAGGAACCATCTCAGGATGGCGTGACGCAGGAACTGGAGCCCAGCCCTTGATCATGCGATCCGTCATGTTGTCTGGATCGGGTTCATTGAGGGTTGATTCGCGAACCCAAGCATAGGTCATGCCCGCAGGGATCTTGTCCTTGGGAACATATAGCTTGGATTGGAAGTGCGTCTCAGGGCGCTTGCGCATACCTGCTTCGCGTGATTCTGCTGCTCGGCTCTGCGAGATTCTCGATGCTCGTGCCATTTTTACGATCCTTTATTCTGCTTCATCATGTGAACTGCGTAGTATTTTTCAGCCTCAAGGTCAGTCATGCGCCCACCCTTCTGGTTGCGAATTGCACCTGATTGGGCCAGCTGATGCGCCATTCGACGCTGGTCGGCTGTAAGGCGGATGGTCTTGGAGTTTTTGCCTTGCTGGTTCGGCGCACTACGCTGGACAGGGGCAACATTGGAATCACGAGACATTGGCGGCGTTCTTTTGCTTGGGGCTGATACAGCTGTGAATGCGTCAGGATATTCCTTGCGCATGTGGCGGTCGATTTCCGTGAAGTAATCCACCCCACCGATTTCGTCGTCACGGCCTTCAGCGCGATACCGACGCTCGATGCGGCGCGCATACAGCGTTGCCTCTTCGTGCATCTCAGGATCGAACTCAGGCGACTGCGGCTGGAACCACTCGTTCTTCTGAATCCAGCTGGCTGTGCGAGGCTCAAGCGTGGCTTGCGGGCCGGTCTTGGGCTGGGCTTCCTGCTGCACCTGCGGGGTCGAAACCTTTTGCTGTGCCTCCCAGTTCTCGACGCCAGCGAGATCGTTCTGCAGCTTGTAGTAAACGCTCTGCAGTTCGATGATCTGCTCACTGTCACCCATAGAGTGGGCTTCCACAAGCTGTTGCTTGACCGAGTTGGCTTCGTTGATGAGGTTGTTCTTGTAGTGCGTCATCATCGCAAGGTCAGACTGCTGCCGCATCTGGGCTTCATTCTGCAGGCGAGACTCTGCCTCCTGCGCACGACGCTCGGCTTCAGCTGCCTTGCGTGCCAGTTCGGCTATGCGCTTGTCAGGCGAACGCTTACGCTTCGGAGCCTCCTCTTCGGGCTCCTCTTCTTCCTCTTCAGGCTCTTCCTCTTCCTCGGGTTCCTCTTCGGAATCTTCTTCCTCGTAATCGCCAAGGCTTTCGCCGAGATCGTCTTCAGTGATCTCGATGTCGATGTCCTCCGTCGCACCCTCTTCGGTTAAGGGCAGTTCTGGAATTTCTGTGTCTTCTGACATGCTCTACTCCTTAAAAATCACCAGCGGATTTGCCCGATGCGACATCGTCAGGCCCGGTAATAACCGCCATGACGCGATCATCAGGCAGCAGCGCCATTGCAACGCCGCGATAAGAAACCATTGTCGACTCGTAGCGCGGGATCAGAATCCAGTCGCCGACCTTGCACCACGGCCCGGAACGCTCGAACTTCTCGCCCTGATAGGCTTCAGGTCCAACGGCGCAGACCAAGGCCGAAACCGAGGAATACTTGTCTTCAGCGCGAACCGTGTCGGGCAGGTAAAGCGTCACTTCCGTGCCGTCTTCCCGCGTGATCGTCTTCAGCTCTTCAGGTCGGATGTAAATTTTAACAGCCACGAGATACCCGGCTGGCCGCATATCAAACGGCTTGCCTGTCATCTCCACGAACTGCTCATCGATGAATTGCTTCGCAAGCGCTTCCTCGTGAGGCTCAATGTTACTCATGCTCATCAGTAATGACTCCCTATTTTCTGCTCCGGTATTTTATCATCATCAGGCTGCATCATACGCTTATACTCGTCGGCGATGACCTGAATTGCAGCCGTATAGCCACGCACCAACGCATTCCCCTCCAGAACCTGAAGGGCAATCTCTTCCGCCGACGATGCAGGGGTATAGCGTTCCCCTTGGCTGGCCGGCCTAAAACGTGCATTTAATGAGTATTCCGTGGCGCGATCTCGCAGCTCACTGATACGCTCAACCGCTCTGCGGCTTAGTTCCTCTGCGCTCAACTTTTTTCTCCGGTAGTTTTTTATAATTCTTCGTTGCAGCGGTGAATTCTTTGCCCACCTTCTGCGGAATTCCAACCTTTTTCGCAAAGGCAGGATTGTTTGCGACCGCGCCCATGAGGCGAAACTGACGCTTCGATCTCGCAGGCACGGTCGCAGCCCCCTATTACTTGCCGCGTAGCTTGTTCATGGCATGGGTGATCTGGCCTTCCGGCGTCATCATGCCCTTGCGAACCTTGCCAGCGCCGCCCTGAGCGCGCTTGACGGGCTTCATCATCTCACCACCCGAAGCGCAAGCCTTGCCGCCCATAGCCTTCTTGATGGGAGCCTGACCCTTGCGAGTCTTGCCAGCACCGCCGGCAGCCAGCTTGGAAGCGCGCATATCCGTGGGGATCTCGCCGCCGTCCATCATGCCCTTCTTAGGCCCTCCAACAGCGATCATGACCGCGAGGCCGTCCTTCTTCGGCTTGCCACCGTCTTTCATACCGCCCATTTCCGTGGCCAGCTTCCTTGCAGTGTCAGACGACGTATGAACCTTGCCGCCGTCCTTGTACATACCCGTTTCTTTGGCCATTTTGTAACGGTCTTTAGCAAGCCGCGAAGCGCCGGGCTTGTTAGCATCGGCCTCAAGCTGCCTAAGCCTGACCTCTTTTCTGGACTTGCGCGTTTGCTCAGCATGTTCGTCTACGTTGCGGGCGCGAATACGCGCTGCCCTTTCAGAGGATTCAGCGCCTTCCGCCCTGTACGCTTCTTCACGTTTGCGCAGGGTGCGTGAGCTATTCGTAGGAAGGCCCCCGGCTATGCCCGCATAGTTCATGCGCACTCTATCTATTATAGAGCCGTCATTCCCACGGATTATGGTTTCATCCGTTGGCGTCTGTGACCGAGAACCCGGCATATTAGTCCGCGCTGCGTTTAGATCGCTACGCGAATACGGCTCTTTCTTCGGTTTGCCGCCTTCCTTATACCTTCCGCCTTCAGCAGGCATCTGCTTCTTCACAGCGCCACCAACCTTATAGGTCGGGATCGGACGAGCGTTCGCACGCTGCTGAAGCGCCTTCGCACCATTCGGCTGATTGGGCATGGGCTCAGCGATTGCCGGGCCGAAAATTGCACGAGCCTTGGCCCGCAAGTCACTCATTTTCATTGGAAACCTCCATTATTACGCACGGCCTCAGACTGCATCTTCATTACTGCAATCCGTTCTCTTGAGGCCCGATCTTCTGCCTCCGTCTGAGCTTCGATTTGCGCCCTAGCCATATCGACCTGAGCGTCAAGTTTGCTGTCAGCTTCGCGCTGCTGAATCTTCATCTGCTCGATCTGCAGCATCGGATCTGGGCCCGGAGGCTGAGCCTTATAGGAAGGCGCAAGCTGCTGCATGGCCTGTGCCACCATAGCCGCAAGCTGGTTCTCGATCTCCGGTGGCAACGGCTGGCCCGGAGGCGGCAACGGCTGGCCAATGATCTGCTCGACCTGAACGCGCATCTTCAGGGCCAAATGCTCGTTGATGTGGGCCTGCAGCGCCGGGTTCTCTTCGGCAATCGGCGCGTGCGCCGCGATGTGCGCGTCGTGGTCCTGATATGCCCCAGCGACCAGCGGCTTGCCCGTCAGCGCGTTCTGGTTCTCCGACAGCGGATCGAGCGGCCTCGGCTTCGCCTGCTCAGGCAGCAAGAGCAACTGGATCTTCTCTTCCGGAATGCCCATCTCGACATACATCTGGCGATAGGCTTCACGCAGATTGTGCTGATCAGGCTGCTGTGTCGCGAACCGCAACAGCGCCTCTGCGCGCATCATGCGCTGCGCCGACGATGAAATGTTCGGGTCGCTTACCGGAATAACATCGATACTATCCGAGAAGTCTTCCCGCATGATCGCCGACATTCCGCCGCGAACGGGGAACGGATACGGCTCGTTCGGCAGGTATTTACCAAACAGCTTCGCAATCTGCTTCAGCTCTCGGTTGAACGCCTTATGGGACCGCTTGAGGGTCGCCGACTGGAGTCGGGTTGCCGCTTCCATAAGAGCCACAGTCGTTCCAACTGGGGCGTCCTGTCTGCCTTCACCCACGGCAATCTCCGCCGTGTTTGCGAGATTCCGCGCACTCTCATAGGTTTCTTTCAACAGTGCCAGAGAAACCTGCGAGGGCTCCTTATACGGCATCGTCATGATCGCGTTCTGAATCGGCAGACCGCCCGTGTCGATTTCACGGAACTCGGTCGGACCAATCCCGATGTTATTGTCGTCCAGACGCATGCCCTTGACGCGCAAACCGCCCGGGAAGTTGTTCAGCGTCGCCGCGTCAATCAGCTGGCGGCGGATCGATGTCGCCGTCTTCGCCGAATTGCCCAATAAATGAGCATATCCGAGCCCATAGAACCCAACGCCCGGCATCAGCTTATAGTGAACGAAGTTACCCTCGCGCTTGAACGTCGGATCGCCCTCCGCATAGTTCCGATAGATCGACAGAACCTTCCGGCTGCTCTCTTCAATCGTCACGATATACGGCAGAGGAATGCCATCCTCATTCTCAAAGCCTTCGAGGTTCAGATCGGCATAGACCTCGTAGATCTTATACTCTTCCGTGCCCTCAGCACCCGGTTCAACGCCCTGAACACCGTCAACCTGCGCCTGAATCGGCGTCTGATCCGTGTCGTTCGCCTGCGGATCGCCAATCTTAATGTCGCGATACACGCCCGCCAGCTGCGCCAAACGGAAATTCCGCTGCGTCATCGGCGTTATGTGGCAGAAACGCGGCGATGTCTCCAAATCCGTCGTGCCATACGCCACGATGAAGTTATCCGGCAGGACAAACCGGCTCACCGGACGCCCCAGTATCCGGTCCTGATACACTTTCTTGAACGTCGAACCCACCAGCGCCAGCCAGAACAGCATCTGGTCGAACTCTTCGTAGAATTCGGGGGCCAGTTCCGTCAGGTACAGATTCATGAAATCCTTGACCCGCGACGCCTGCGCCTCCAGCTGCTCGTTCGCAACGCCAATGATCTGCGTCTTCACCGGGCCACTGGCCGGCAGCAACTCGCCACAGGCCACAGCCTGCCAACGCACCACAGCTTCGGCCAGCAACGGATCATAGACCCCGCACGCGCCCTTGAACGGCATCGAGCGGTCTTCCATCTTCAGACCCATCAGCTTGATGCCCTCGGACATCGTGGTTTCCCACTCGGCACGCGACTGACGATCTTCCTCGACCCCGCCGAGCAACATCTCGCCCAGCCCCGTCAGATCCATATCGTCCATGTACAGCGCCAGATTCGAATCGTGCAGAATCTCCTCTGCAACGTCTTCCTCTGGGTCAAAATCAATCTCGACGCCGCCATCATCCAATTCGGTGATCTCTGCGCCGTCGACCATCTCAGGCCCGCCTATGTCGATTTCGTATTCGGCCTCGCCCTCAGGCATTTCAACGTCAACGCCACCAATCCCCTCATATTGAGGGCGTAGCATATCTTCGACGGTCATCGGTTTGCGGGCCATTATGCCTCCTATCAATAAAATGCAGCGCGTTCAAGCGGCGTATCGTAAACCTCTTCATACGGGTTTTCCGTATTATGCACCCATCCGGACTGCTTCACCCGCAAAAACGCCATCGTCATCGTGTCAACCCAGTCCCGCGAATCCGCAGCCGGAAACTGCACGCACTGCTCCATGAAATCACGCGCCCACGGCCTCAACTGATCATAGGACGGCTTCATCGCCGGCAGCCACACCCTGCCATTCTCGATCAAATCCGTCACCAGCCGCACACGGGCGATCTTGTCGCCAAACTTATCCGGATTGAACGGCGTCGCCACAATCCCTGCCCGCCCCAGATCCTGTATCAGCATCTGACCGTTCGCCTTCGCCTCCACCAGCACCGTATCCGGCTGCCGGTTCCTCGATACCTTGATGGGCGAACGATAGTTATCGTCCCTGTAATCCGTCGCCATGCGCTGCACCATGCGCCGCAGCACCGGCCACTCAGCCCGGTCGCGCCACACCGACAGCAATATCAGGTTCGGTATATCATTCTCATCGTCAAACACGCCCCACGTCGTGGACGCGCTATACGCCGACGTCTTATTCGCCGTCAGCGCCGTATCCCACGCCTGTATGACATACTTCACCTCCGGCGGATCGGGCGAACGCCACCACTTAAACCACGTCTGATCGATAATACCACCATCATCCACCACCGGATTCTGCTGATACAGCGACGACCAGATCCGACTCGTCGTGGAAGGCTGGCGGCGGATCTTCTCCAATTCCTCTTTCGGGAACTGTTCCGGCCACAGCGCATCTCCGGGCTCTCGCCCCAAAATGTCATTATCCACCGCCAGCGCAGGCAAAACCACCCGCTCCCACTTCTCGCCCTCACCATCCCGTTCGCCCTGATCCAAGCGACCCATGTGATCACCCAAATGCCAGCGCGTCCCTATCAGGATGATCGGCGTGTCCTTGTTCTTACGGCGCGTGAAAAAATCCGCACCGTACCATGCCCATAACTTATTGCGCTCACTCTCCGACTCCGCCGCCTGAATCCCCGACAGCAAATCGTCCCCAATCAATATATCCCCACGCCGGCCCGTCACATTCGCACCAACCGCCGTCGCGTGATAACCACCCGACTGCGTCGTCATCCACTCACCAGCCGCCGTCTTGTCCGCACTGATCCCCACATCCGGAAACAACCGCCGATGCTCGTCGCCCTTGATGACGTTCCGCACCTTCAAACCAAAGGAATCCGACAGCTCCTGCTTGTGCGTCGCAAAAATCACATTCTTCGTCGGGTTCTTCGCCAAGTAATAGGCCGGGAAGTAATGCGACGCAGCAAACGACTTCCCATGCCCCGGCGGCATCGAAATCATCAGCCGCATGATCCTACCCTCAGCAACCTCGTCCAGCTTGTCACAGATCAACTTCAAATGCGGCGGCGGCCTCATCCCACTCACATACTCAATATACTTCGCAAACGACGCCATCGCCTCCTCGCGGGCAACCAACTCCGCCAGCAATTCATCTATCGTCAGCTCCGGCGCAATCATTCCGCGTCAATCACCGTCACAGGCTTCGCTCGATCCGCAACCATCGCCCGCAACGTCGCCAAATCCAAATCCTTCGCCGTCACCGTGTGATTGATATTCAACGTCTGATCCATCATCCCCAACAACTGTGCCTGCGTCTTCACCGCACTAATCGCACTCGTGAAATTCTTCGCATCCAACGCACGCTCATGCACCGCCTGCAACTCATCCAAAAACAAATCCCGCGTGTACTCCGTCCGCTCAATCACCATCCCAGATGACTCAGCCTCAGCAATCAAACGCTGAACCTCCACACGCGCTAACTGACGCTCCGCAACCACCTTGATGTGATACTCAGGATTCGTAATCCCAGCCCGAACACACGCCAACTCCGCAGGGTTCTTCGACTTCAATGCACGCAAACGCACATACTCACGCGCAAAAACCAAATCACGATCCTCACGCATCGCAATCTCAGCTTCCTCGCTGATCAAAGATCCTAAACCAAAACCACCGTCATCCATGTCATCCAACATAATCATCATCCGCGTTAAATCAATA